GCGAAGGGCGAAGTCTCAATGAAGTATGTCCTCCGGAATTCCAAGGAGTCTTGTTGAAGACTCAAAAACGCTTGCGCGCTTACATGAAGTCATTTCAATTGGCCAAAATTAACATGCATGACCATTGCATCTTTGATTTGGTCCCCGAAAATTTTCTCAAAGAATTTTGCGAGATTAAGAATAAGATTACGGAACATGTGTTTGAAACATATGAGAAGCCAGCGTGTTATGAACACTTGAACGAAGCGCAACAACTTTTATACAAACTCCGCTATCAGAAGTTAAACTTGAACAACCAAGGATGTAAGAATCTCCACATGTCATCGCGGAACTCCGCACGGGTGAAGAACCTCCTACGGGGACCCCACTATGTAGACTACAACCCCTTTGGAACGGTCACAGGACGCCTTACAACCCACGCAGAAAGCTTTCCCATACTGACGGTCCAAAAAGATTTTCGGAAGCTTCTAAAGCCTCACAACCAGTGGTTCTTATCCTTGGATTACAATGCGGCAGAGGTCCGTACCTTCATTGCCTTGGCAGGAGAACAACAGCCCACTGAAGACGTGCACCAATGGCATATTAAAAACTTAATTCAGGGCGAAATAGATCGTGAAGACGCTAAGATAAAATTCTTTGCGTGGTTGTATAATCCCGAGGCTGCTAACGATGAATTTAATATTTACCGACGTGAAAAAGTTCTTGACAAATGGTACGAAGGGGGTTATATTAATACTATATTCAACCGCAAGATTCGAGTTGATGCAAGGAAGGCACTTAACTATTTAATCCAAAGCACTACGTCCGACTTGGTAATAGAGCGAGCAATAGTACTAGATAAATTCTTGGCAGGAAAGAAATCTTTTGTTTCTCATATTGTCCATGATGAAGTGGTAGTAGACTTGGCCGATGAAGATCGCACGTTGGTGCCCGAGATTAAAGAAATATTTGCTAGCAACAAACTAGATAAATTCTTAGTTAACCTTGCATGCGGCGAGAATTATTACGATCTTAAAGAGTTAAAGTTATGATTTCAGTAGTAGGAATTGGAAATGCAGCGTCAGCTATCGCAGAGAATTTTGCGACCATCAGCAATTATGAAGTATACTCCTTAAACAATAAGGTTGTGCAAAATACTGACCGGGCATTTCGTCTCGAATCATTTTCTACACCCGATGAATACGAAACCAACATCCCAGACTTGAGAGAGTTCTTCGCCGATATGCGAGACCGAGTACAAGTATTTGTGATGGGCTCTTCGATGAGTTCAAATTATGTATTAGGAATTTTGGAACAGATTAAAGATAAAGACATTGAACTGTTCTATATTCAACCCGACACCGAATTGTTAACGGGCGTCCCCAAAATTCTAGAAGCGATTACCTTTGGGGTGCTACAGGAATATGCACGATCAGCAGTTTTCAAAACAATTACTTTAATTTCTAATTTGAATTTGGAACAGGCACTTGGAGAGCTTCCGATCAAAACTTACTACACTTTACTAAACCAATCTATTTTTTCGACCGTTCATTATTTAAACTACTTTGAATTCTCGGAACCAGAGATTGGCCAAACCGCCAAACCCGCAGATTTAAATCGCATTCGAACAGTGGCCATGCTTAACATGGAAAATCTTGAAGAAAAATGGCTTTTTAACCTTGACAGCCCCCGCGAACTGTGTTATTATATATGTATAAACGAAGAAAGATTAGCAAGCGAAGGCGGCTTGCACAAAAAACTGGTGGATATGCTCAAAGACAGACCGACTAATGCATTTAGAAAGTTATCTTATGCCATTTATGAAACCGAACATGAAGACTTTGGGTTCTGCGTTGCCCACACAAACGTAGTACAAGAACAAAAAACACTTGACTCATAAAGTTGAGTGTGTTATACTTTATTCACAAAAGGAGAAAATGAATAATGTCAATTGATATGGAGCTTATGCGCCGCAAGCTCGCAACTTTGCGCGGTGAAAACAAGGGTGATTCCAACTCGGTTTGGTTCAAACCAGACGAGGGAGATACGGATATTCGTATTGTTCCTACCCGGGACGGAGATCCTTTGAAGGAAATGTTTTTCCACTATAATGTTGGGGATCACAGGGGCGGAGTCCCTTGTCCCAAACGAAACTTTGGAGAACAATGTCCGATTTGCGAATTCGCTTCTTCGCTTTGGCGCGAAGGAACGGAGAACAACGACGAGGAAAGTAAGAAGCTGGCGAAGTCACTCTTTGTGCGCACCCGCTACTTTAGCCCCGTAGTTGTTCGTGGCCGAGAGGAAGAGGGAATTAAGGTATACGGTTACGGTAAGACCGCATACGAATTGCTGCTCGGCTACATTCTAGACCCTGAATATGGGGACGTCACTGACGTTAACGAGGGTACAGATATTACTCTTACTTACACCAAGCCCACCAAGCCCGGTGCATACCCCCAGACGAGCCTGAAAATGCGTCGTAATACCTCAACGCTACTTGAGGATACCGAAGCCATCCCCGCCCTCCTTGATGGTATTCCGGACTTTGACTCTCTCTTTGAGCGTCTTAGTGCGGAACAGGTAGGCGCTATTCTCGATGAGCAACTCGCCGGAGACGGATCCGCCGAGTCGCGCTCACACGAGACTACCAAGTACAAGAGTACGGAAACTACTGATGTAGACCGTGCGTTCAATGAACTGGTAGCAGGCTAGGCTCGCCCCGCTGGCAGACCGGGAAACGTCTGCCCCATTTTAATTAGTATCCACAGTGGTCAAGGATATAAATAAAAAGACCACGTTCTCCATATGGAGAGTTTAAAGACTTCGCTTTATAGAGAAAGCAGAGGAAGTCTATTGCTAAATGTTAAAAAAAGGAGAAAACTAATGGCAAAAACAACGTACACCCTTAATCTGTATCGGGGGCATAAAGACGATACACCCACAAGTAGAACCACAATTACAAAAAAAGATGGCACCAAGGCTCAGGTATGGAGGATCTGCGTAAAAGCTGAAAAGGATAGCGATCTTTTCAAAATTCCCAGCGGAACCAATCCGCGTGGATTGAACAAGGACCTCAAGAAGGTGAAGGCTATTCGCAAAACTTTTGAAACGATGCCTGGGTTCTGCGTCTTTAATGGTGGGCTTTGCATTATCGTTGACGATGGTAGCATTGTTGAAAACATAGACAAGGATATGATCTCTCTCACATGTGACGCTCCAGACGCTGGACATTATGATGGCCAGCACACGAACGAAGCGGCAAGACAAGGTATCTCAGTTTTGGAAACCTTAGAGTTTGATCAGCAACTAAATGTGATGCTTGTTGAGAATTGCTTTTTTGACGATGTTGCCGGAGGCTCTCGAAGAGCGGCCGAATATTGGAATGATCGCGACGGACAAAAGCTCTATAGCGAACAAAACCAACGCGGTGCTTTTGACGTGATGAAATTTTGGATTCATCCTGTTTATATGGACAACATTGGCTTCCGCCAACATGACCGAAACAAGGCGGACATTGTTATTAAGAAAGAATGTCGTATTGATCGCATTGTTGCACTGCTCTATACCGGTATACCTGTATTAAGAAGTGAAGAATTAGATGCGGGAGATACCATGTATGGTATTCTTCGCCTTGGAGAACGCTCTACCAAGCTCTTGGAGAACGAAAAGCACAATCCTGAGTTTGAAAAGATGTACCCCATCTTAAATACCGTACTAGAACTGTCGGACTACATCCAGAGTACCTTGCGTTCTAATTATGGGAACGACACCGGGTTCAACGACTTGGCCATTCTGCGCAAAGCCACAAAGCGAGATCTTAACAAAGATATCTCAGATAGAAAGCACCACAAACAGTATTTGTTTGCTGGAGAACAAGTTGAGGAAAGCTTGTTGCCTGAATATGTGCAGCCCATCATGTATGGACTACTTAAGAACGTGCTTACCCTGGATGCCAATGGCAATGCCATGGTTTCTCATGGGTGGTCCATGGACGATTTGAAGGCTATGTGGGCCTTTGCAACTCCTGCCGTTCTAGATCGTTTAGATGATCTTTTCCAAAAGAAGTTCATCGAAAACTTTAATTCTAGGCATGCTGAATTCGGATGCTGGGGTCTGCTCTGGACTGAGTGTGAGCAAATTCTTTCCGGGATCATTACTCGGGATGAGTGGCGCGCGGATCAAGCAGCGGCCAAGTAGGTGAAAACGCCATTGCGATACCCCGGCGGTAAAAGTCGGGCGGTCACAACATTAATGGAATTCATCCCCGAAGACTGTGGGGAGCTTTGCTCCCCCTTTCTCGGGGGTGGTTCCTTTGAGTTGGCCGTCGCCGAGCGCGGCATTCGAGTGTATGGATATGATTTATTCAGACCGCTGGTTTGGTTTTGGCGCTCCCTCCTGGAGGGACCACTACTCACAGCAAAAAAAGCTGACAAACTGCGGTCCGGACCCAATCAATATGAACACAAGGGAAAATTAGTTTGGGCACGCGGATTGCTCCGTCAAGATTTCGAGCGAATTCGAGAAGAACTGCGACAAGCTATTCGCTACTCTCGTAATTATACTTATGCAAACGCTGCCAAGTTTTATGCTATTAATCGTAGCAGCTTTTCGGGAGCGACATTTAGTGGAGGCTGGTCAGAGCGCGCATCTTATGCGCGATTTACGGACTCCTCTATCGAACGTCTTAGAAATTTTAAAGAACCTAACCTAACCGTACACCAGAAAGACTTTAAGCAATCAATCGCAGCGCACCCTCACGCGTTGCTTTATCTAGATCCTCCTTACATGCTAGGTCCGGACAAAGATAAACTTTATGGGGACAAAGGAAACACTCACTTTGGTTTTGATCATCGGGGGCTATATGATATAATCTCTCAGCGATCCAACTGGATATTATCTTATAACGATTGCGCAGAGATTCGAGAATTGTATAAAGATTATAATATCGTAGAAGCCAAGTGGGCCATGGGAATGAAGAACGTTAAATCGAAAACCCAAACAGAAAAGAAAAAGATGGGGAATTCCTCAGAAATTATTATTACATGCTTGCCATAACCATGTAAGTGTGTTATAATATAATATATAAGGAGAG